CTGAAATTTACTATCAAACAACTGCACCCGTGGGCGCTGGCATCAATGAAAATGACCTTTGGTACGATACAGATGATGGCAATAAGCCCTATGTTTTCCGTTCAGGAGTTTGGGTTTCTGCTCAAGATGGTTCAATTGCAACGGCTCAAAGTGCAGCCAACACTGCACTTGCCAACGCTGCAACCGCAAACGCAGTAGGTGTTGCGGCTCAAACAACTGCAAACACAGCTCTTACCAATGCTGCTACTGCCTACACCGCAGCCATTGGTTCATTACAGCCAAGCGCCAACACAATTGTAAACGCAAGCAACCAAATGACAGCCATCAATAGCGGTGGCATTACTGTTTACTCAGGTGCATCTGCATCTAGCGGTGCGCGTGTTGTTCTTAACTCTTTAGGTTTGGCTGGCTTTGACTCAGGTGGCACTGCCACTTTTTCAATCAGCGCAACAACGGGTGCGGCGGTATTTTCAGGAAGCGTTACAGGTTCAACCATTACTGGTGGAACTCTAAACATTGGCGGCAACGCCATTATTGATGCAAGCGGTTACCTAACTGCGACTGGTGCAACTGTCACAGGAACGATTACATCAAACAATGTAACCATCACTGGTGGAACGCTTACCATCGGCTCAAAGTTTTCAGTTACTAGCTTAGGTGTGCTTACTGCAACCGATGGTGTTTTTACTGGCACAATCACATCAACAAACGCAACCATCACTGGTGGCTCATTAACGGTTGGTTCAACATTTTCTGTTACATCGGCTGGAGTTCTAACAGCTACTTCAGGAACTATCGGTGGGTCAACTTTAGATTCATCAACTATTACTGGTGGCACCATTCGAACAGCCGCATCAGGGGCAAGTGTTTCTCTTGACGGTGCAAACAACGCGCTAAAATTTACTAATAGCAGCGGAACCGCAGTTGGTTGGATTCTCCCTTATTCAAGCAACGGAATGGTTTTCAATTATGGTGCTTCTCCCGGTGCTGGTTTCTCAGCATTTCCAGCAATTGCAATTGGGTCAACATCAATCCTATTGCAGCCCGATTCCACAAACTCATTATCGGTAAGCACATCTGGGATTAGTGCCACATCATTTACATCAATTGGAACCTTTATTGCCAGCAATGCTGCCTACATTCAAGATTCAAGCACAACAACATTTGCTGCAAATGCACGAATTGATGTTGGCGATGGTCGCTTGCGCCGTAGTACGGCTTCAAGTATTCGCTTTAAGGAACAAATCACAGACCTTGCCAATGTTGCTGAACTGCATCCAAACAAGTTGCTAGACCTGCCAGTTCGAGCATTTAAGTTTAAGGCAAATTACTTAGACCCAACAGACGAACGAGCAGGCGTTCTAGTGCCTGGCTTTATCGCGGAAGAAGTTGCGGAATTTTATCCCGCAGCAGCCGATGTTCTAAATGGTCAAGCTGAAAACTGGAATGAGCGTTTTCTAATTCCGGGCTTGCTTGGACTTATTCAAAATCAAGAAAAACGAATCAAACAGCTAGAGGGGGAATAAATGGAACAAGAGATTGACATTCAGGAAGTCTTAAAAAATATGCGTGAGATGATTGGCAACTATGCCCAAGAAAACGCAATTCTTAAAGCACAAATTTCAAAACTAACCACTAACTAAGAACGGGAAACCGCGCAAATGACACCAGCAAACTGGGCAGGCTTAATCGTATCTGTAATCGCAATTGTTTCTGCATTTGCAGGTGCAGTAAGATGGCTTGTAAAGCATTACCTGGCAGAACTCAAGCCCAACGGTGGCAGTTCAATGCGTGATTCGATTAACAGACTTGAAGCTCAAATGGAACTAATCCTAGAGTTGGTGAAAAAATGAAACTAGCAAAAAGAGCAACACCAGCGGCAGTTGCAGTGCTACGCCAAGCAACCGCCCTAAAGCCATTGCGCAAAAAGGCATCTGATGGGTTGTTGCCATCGGCTGCCCACCAAAAGCAAAACCCAAGTTCAGATCACAACACAGGTTTAGCCGTTGACCTTACCCACGACCCTAAGAACGGCATTGATTGTGCTGACATATTTGAGCAGTTAAAAGATGATAAGCGCGTTGAATACTTAATTTTTAACGGCAAGATTTGGTCAAAGGCAAGAGCTAAAGAAGGCAATCGCAAATACACAGGCTCAAACCAACACACTAAGCACCTTCACATTTCAATCAAAGAAGAACTTTCAAAAGACACATCACCTTGGTTTTGGTGGATGAATCAGCCTAAAATAATTGCACAACTTGGTGCTAAAATTGTACCAATTCCTGCTAAAAAAGCCGACAAAGCCGAAGTCTGCACTTGTTGCAAATTACACGGCAAGAAATAAGGGAGCAATCAAATGGAACAATTCAAACAAATCGCATTAACTTGGTTTCGCGCTGCTGCTGCATCTGCAGTAGCTCTATTTCTTGCCGGAGAAACCGATTTTAAGACTCTTGGATATGCCGCCCTTGCTGGCGCTGCTGGTCCAATCCTCAAGTGGCTTGATGCTTCGGCGGTAGATTTCGGTAGAGGCTCAAAGTAACCCATCCCTAGTTTTTGGAGTAAATAAATGGCAGCAGGTACTTTAGATTTTACGATTGAACAAGGGGCAACTTTTAACCTTCTTTTGACTTGGAAAATTAACAATGTTGCAGTCAATCTAACTAATTACACTGCCCGCCTACAAGCACGCGTTGATGTTGAAGATACTGAAACAATTTTAACGCTAACAACTGCAAACGGTGGCATCACTCTTGGCGGTGTGCTTGGCACGATCAGCCTAGATCAAACAGCAGTGCAAACAACACTTTTGCCTGCAGGCACTTATGTTTATGACCTTGAATTGATTGCTGGTTCAGGCACCGTAACCCGCTTAGTTCAGGGTGAACTTGCTATTAGCCCAGAGGTGACTCGATGAGTTCAATTGTTTATGTATCATCAAGCACAACCGATGTAATTGCTGAAATTGCCTCACCTGCCGAAGTTATTATTTCAAACCTTCAAGGCCCGCAAGGTCCGCCAGGGGCAACAGGCCCAACAGGTTCACAAGGAACGACAGGTGCTACAGGCGCTACAGGTGCCACCGGCGCAACTGGTGCTACAGGCGCTCAAGGTGTTCAAGGTGTAACAGGACCTACAGGTTCACAAGGTATCCAAGGTTTAACGGGGCCTACAGGCGCTCAAGGTGTTCAAGGTGCAACAGGACCTACAGGTTCACAAGGTATTCAAGGCGTAACTGGACCTACGGGTGCAATCGGCGCAACAGGCGCCCAAGGTATTCAAGGCGTTCAAGGTATTCAAGGCGAAGTTGGCCCAACAGGCCCACAAGGCATTGTTGGCCCAACAGGTGCAACAGGAGCTACAGGTGCAGCATCTACCGTTACAGGCCCAACTGGTGCAACAGGTGCTACAGGTCCACAAGGTATTCAAGGTGTAACAGGTCCAACAGGTGCTGCCGCATCTGAAGGTGCTACTGGCCCTACAGGTCCAACAGGTGCAACGGGTGCTGCCTCAACAGTTACAGGCCCAACGGGTCCAACAGGTGCTACAGGACCTGCAGGTGCCAATGGTGGCTCAGCTACAATTTTCAATTATTCCGCAGACACATCATCAACCACAGGCAAACCAGGTGCGGGAGATATTCGTTGGGGCAATGCCACACAGATTAACTCAACACGCATCAACATTGATCACATTGACGATTCAGGCGAAGATATTGATTTCTTGCTTGCATTGCTTAAGGCAGATGATTTCATCATCATTCAAGATCGAGATGTTAACAACAACTTTCAAAAGTTTAAAGTCACCGCAGCGCCAACACTGCTAACTGGTTATGTTGAACTTGCAGTTGTGCTTGATTCATCAGGCGGCACTGGCACAACTAACTTTTCAAACTTTCAACTTCTTTCACTTATTACCATTGCAGTTGGTTTGACAGGTGCTACGGGTCCACAAGGCGCAACAGGTCCAACAGGTGCTACAGGTCCAACAGGCGTTGCCGGTGCAACGGGTCCAACAGGTGCGCAAGGCGCACAAGGTCCGACAGGCGCTACTGGCCCTGCGGGAATTGATGGCGCAACAGGACCGACAGGTGCAGCAGGTGCCGTAGGTGCTACAGGACCTACGGGTGCGCAAGGTGTAGCTGGTCCAACAGGACCGACAGGTGCGCAAGGTATTCAAGGAATCCAAGGTGTTCAAGGTATCCAAGGTGTAACTGGACCTACTGGCCCACAAGGTATTCAAGGCGTTGAAGGTGCAACAGGACCTACAGGCGCACAAGGCATTCAAGGTGTGACTGGACCTACTGGTGCTAATGGAGCAGATGGAGCAACAGGACCTACGGGTGCGCAAGGAATTCAAGGTGTAACTGGACCTACAGGTGCGCAAGGAATTCAAGGTGTTACTGGACCTACAGGTGCTAATGGAGCAGATGGAGCAACAGGACCTACAGGCGCCCAAGGTATTCAAGGTATTCAAGGCGTAACAGGACCTACAGGTGCTAACGGAATTGATGGTGCGACAGGTCCAACTGGACCGACAGGCGCCAATGGAACAAATGGAGCTACAGGTCCAACAGGTCCGACTGGCGCTAATGGAACAAATGGTGCTACTGGACCGACAGGTGCTACTGGTGCCGCAGGTTCAGCGGCTGCTATAACTTATATTTACACCGCCACCGCTGGACAAACAACATTTACCGGTGCCGATCTAAACTCACTTACTCTTGCCTACACAGTTGGAGCTGAACAGGTATATCTAAACGGTGTTTTGCTAGTTCGAGTTACTGATTACACAGCAAGCACTGGTACTTCAATTGTTCTAGCAAGTGGCGCAGTCGTTGGCGATTCATTGGCGGTAGTTGCTTATGGCACATTCCTTGTTGCCGATACCTACACAATCGCGCAAGCAAATGCCGCTTTTATCCCTGATGCGATAGTTGATGCCAAGGGTGACTTAATTGCTGCCACTGCTGCTGACACAGTAGCAAGGGTGGCAGTTGGTACTAATGGTCAATCATTGATCGCTGATTCAACAACTGCTACTGGTTTGCGCTGGCAAGATGCTTATGCTGCGGGTAAAAACGCAGTCATTAACGGTGATTTTGGCGTATGGCAACGCGGAACCTCATTTAGCAACCCCGCTTTCGGCGCTTATGCGGCAGACAGATGGTTTTTGTCGCACGATGGAACTGGCGTTACTCGAACAATTTCGCAGCAAACTTTTACTCCTGGTACAGCGCCTATTGCTGGTTATGAAGCCACTTACTTTTTAAGATACGCAGTAAGTGTTGCTGGCACAGGCAACACAGCAAACAATTTAATTCAAAAAATTGAAGATGTAAGAAAATTTGCAGGACAAACTGTAACTGTTTCATTTTGGGCTAAGGTTGGAACAGCAGCAACTTATTCTGCTGGAGCAATAGCGCAAGATTTTGGAACTGGCGGTTCATCAACTGTTTTTACAACTCCATCACCTGCAACCTTTAGTTTTACAACAAGTTGGGCAAGATACAGTTACACAGTGGCAGTGCCTAGCATTTCTGGCAAAACCATTGGAACTAATTCTCATTTTGATGTAATAATTTCACCACTTACCAACACAACTTTTACCCTTGATCTTTGGGGCGTACAGGTTGAGGCAGGCTCAGTTGCCACCGCTTTCCAAACAGCGACTGGCACCATCCAAGGCGAACTTGCGGCTTGTCAGCGGTATTTGCCTGCCGTTAATTTTGGATCTTCAACATCAGAAATTGGAAATGGATATTGCATCAGCACCACTCAAGGATTTATTCAAATTCCTTTTGCGGTGCAACCTAGAGTTCAGCCAACAGGGGCAACAATTTCAAGTGCTTCGCATTTCCAAATCAGAACATCTGCTGGAGCGCCTCAAGTTCCAGCAACCCTTGTTTTCAATAACGCTTCGTTAACTATGGGTTCTGTTTTAACTGGTGGCAATAGTGGAATGGTTGCGGGAAATGGAACAACAATGCAAATAAATTCAAGTTCAGGGCAAATACTCTTTACAGGATGTGAGTTATAGATGGAAACTTACATAAACCTTGATGGCATTGAATGTGTGATCGTTGTTAACGATGATGGCTCAACTTGGTCAGGTTTGAAATCAACTTATGACGAACAGCAAGCCGCCCAAAAATTATTGCAAATGATGCCAGAGGTGACCGAATGACAAGAGCTAGAGATATTGCATCAGGAATTGTTATCGGCACAACTGCCAACAGGCCAGCGGGCTTTACTGGTCAACTTTATTTTGACACAACGCTTGATAATCTTTATCAAAAAACATCGAATGCTTGGACCGTTGCGGGCAGCACAAAAACTCCAACCGTTGATTATCTAGTTGTTGCTGGTGGTGCTGGTGGTGGCGGTAATGAAACTGCATTTGGTGGTGGCGGTTGGGTAGGTGGTGGTGGTGGTGCTGGCGGTTATCGGACTTCAACAGCTTTTAGCATTGGTTCATCTTTCACGGTTACGGTGGGCGCAGGTGGCGCTGCTGGCGTAAGTCAAGCAACAACACCAACAAGCGGAACTAATGGTTCTGATTCGGTATTTAGCACGATCACATCAACAGGTGGCGGTGGTGGTGGTGCAGGGCGCGGCAGCGGAACACCAGGTTTAACAGGCAACACTGGCGGTTCAGGTGGCGGTGGTGGGTCGGCAGTTAATGCTGGTTCAGGTGGTGCAGGTAATACACCTTCAACATCTCCATCTCAAGGTTTTGCAGGTGGCAATGCAAACAGTGCTGGTGCAGGTGGTGGCGGCGGTGGTTCGGCTGCCGTTGGTGCAACTGGTGCAAATGGTGGAGCTGGTGGAGCAGGTACTGCCATTTCAATTTCAGGTTCATCAGTTACTTATGCAAGAGGCGGTAATGCACAAGGTACAACTGCTGGCACAACCAATACAGGTAACGGTGGAGATACTGCATCGGGTAATAGTCAACCTTATGCAGGTGGTTCAGGCGTTGTGATTCTAAGCTATGCCAATACTTATCCAGATTTCACCTCAATTGATGTTGGTTTAACTTATACAAAAACTTCAAGCGGTGGCAAAACTATTTATCGCTTCACAGCGGGAACAGGAACAGTGACAGTTTAATGGCACACTACGCATTTTTAGATGAAAATAACATAGTCACCGAAGTAATTGTCGGCATTGACGAATCAGAAATTATTGAGGGCTTAGACCCTGAAACTTGGTATGGCAATTTTAGAGGCCAAGTGTGTAAGCGCACTTCTTACAATAACAATATCCGCAAAAACTATGCCGGTATTGGTTACACATACGATGAAGCAAGAGATGCGTTCATTGCGCCAAAAAATAACTGCCACAATGAAGAAACATTAGATGAGGAAACTTGTCGTTGGACTTGCACGAATGAAGCGCATTTGCCAATAGAGCTTTAAGCAACACCAACGGGGGAAGCAAGTGAAAATAGCAATCTACACAATTGCGTTAAACGAGGAACAATTTGTTCAGCGGTGGTTTGACTCAGCTAAAGATGCTGATTACTTGCTCATTGCCGATACCGGCTCAACAGATAAAACCGTTGAATTGGCAACTGCCCTTGGCATCAATGTCATAAACATTGGCATTAGCTCGTGGCGCTTTGACGATGCCCGCAACGCATCCTTAGCCGCAATCCCGCTTGACATTGACTACTGCATTGCACTCGATATGGATGAGCAACTTCAACCAGGGTGGCGCCAAGAGCTAGAGTCTTTGGACACCAAAATTACCCGCCCAAGGTATAAATACACTTGGAGTTGGAACCCTGACGGCTCACCCGGTTTAGTTTATGGCGGGGATAAGATTCACGCCCGCAAGAATTACCGATGGAAGCACCCTGTTCACGAAGTCTTGACTTGTAAAGCAAATGAAGTTCAAGCCTGGACAAAGCTTGAAATACATCATCACCCTGACGATACAAAATCAAGGGGTCAGTATTTTGAACTGCTCGCCCAATCGGTGCTTGAAGATTCAACAGATGATAGAAATTGCTTTTACAACGCAAGAGAACTGTTCTTTCACAATAAATACACAGAGGCAATACAAGAGTTCAAACGCCATTTAGAGTTGCCCAAGGCAGTTTGGAAACCTGAACGGGCTGCCTCAATGCGTTATTTAGCGAAAATGGATGAATCCGAAAGAGAATCTTGGCTACTTAAAGCGATTGCAGAATCGCCAGGCAGTCGAGAGCCAAGAGTTGATCTTGCCCAACATTACTATTCAAAAGGCTTATGGCTAGATTGCTATGCCAACGCCCACGCCGCATTGAGAATAACGCACCAACCGCTAGAATACTTGAACGAGTCTGATGCTTGGGGATACCTGCCACACGATCTAATTGCGATTGCGTGCCACAACCTAGACAAACCAAAAGAGGCACTTGAACACGGTGAGAAGGCGGTAGCTTTAGCACCGTGGATTGATAGGCTTAAAGAGAATGTTAAGTTTTACAAATTAAGCGCAAGCCAAGAACCGACAGAATAGGAAAACAAATGCTCCGGGGGGATATTCTTCAAGAGGCTTCACGCCTCACACACGGCGATCGAAATAAAAACTATGGTGACCCGCTAACAAATCACCAACGCATTGCAGCTCTTTGGTCGGTATATCTTGAAACTGAAATTACACCCGCCCAAGCCGCAATTTGTTTGGCGCTAGTCAAAGTTGCTCGCTTGATTGAAACGCCCGATCATCTTGATAGTTTCATAGATGGCGCCGCTTATTTCAGCATTGCAGGGGAGATTGCCACCCGTGAATAAGATTCTTTTTCTAGTTGCTTCAAAAGGGCAACCTGCGCAAGCAAAGGCGCTACAGGAAATGTTTAACTTGTTGCCTGATGATTATGACTTGTTGTTTATTCTAGATGCCAACAATTCAATGCGTAACGCCTATGATGATGCCGATGTGAGCTACATATTGGACAAGAACCTAACGGGGAATTTGTCCGACTCATTGCCAAGATATGCTAATTTGTTTGCTGATACCTATGAAAGAATTTTTGCCATAACACAGATTTAGTGCGTTCACCGCACCCCCAAGAAAGAACCCCCAACAGCCGTTCCTGTTGGGGGTTCTTTCGCCTTTTAACTAGGCGTAATCTTTCAAGTAAGCAACAATCACTTCACTTATGTTCTTGCCTTCGCTTTCAGCTTTCTCTTTGGCTTTGCGCCATAGTTCTTCATTGATTCGAATTGAGCGTTGCGGGGTAACCATTACAAACCACCTACGCACTTGACGGCATCGCCCCAACAGTAACCTTCCGATGTCCACCAAAGGTTTTGCGCGATCTCAATTACTAACCAAATGCTTGCGATGATGAAGGCGGTTCTAACTAAACGCCATTTGCGAGTCATTCTCATTTTACTGCTCCCATTTCTTTTAGAGTATTGCGCATTTCAGATAACTTGATGATTGATTGGCAAAGTGCCAAATCTATTGTTTCAAAGGTGGCGTTTTGTAAATCAAATCCTTCTTCGAGGGTTTGGCTTACTTCGGCAACGCCTGATGTCAGGTCAATGTAAAGTGATTTCATTGCGCTCATATTGCACGCGGATAATCTAGTTGAAATTGATTGAATTCGGCTTCGGTAACAACGCCTTTGTATTCGTTGCAGTTGAAACAAACTTTCTCATTGCCAACTTTATTGTCGCAAAATACGCAGTAGTAAGTTTCAGCAACTTCTTCCAACCATCCAATAGGAAAAGCACAAAAAGTGCCATCATCCATTTTGACAGTCACTTTCATACAGAACTCAATGGCGCGTGAAGCATCTTTTGCGCTTTCAATAGTGCCAAATTCGACACCTGAAATGTGTGAAACACGAACACGCATATTGTCGCGGATATTCATTATGCACCAAACTTTCTTGTGTAGTTGTGTTCCATTACTTTGTGTGAATCAACATCTGATTGAACTGATGACTTAATTGCGCCACCTGTTTTTGTTTCCCAACCGCAAGAGCAAGTTACATCCCAAGCATTGTGAACGAAACCTTGGTTGTTGCGCATTTTTGAACCGTCAGCAAAAATTGCAAACCACTTGATTTGCACTTTCTCATTTGTTGGAACTAGTTTCATTTTGAGCCTTCTTTCTTGGGGCCGTTCCCCATAAGAGAAAATTAGCACCTGTCGCGACAGAGTGTCAAGACACGCCCAAGGCAAATGAGGCTAATTTCCCGCCTGTTACCCACCCCACAAATACCCCTCAAAAGGGTAGAATTGACCCCTATGACTACCATTG